CATTATATCTGGATGTTCTGCAACCCCCACGCCTTTCTGCATCAAAACCTGTACATTGATTTTGTGCTTGTTTATCTGACTCTCGAAATAGATTTTCAAGGTATGGGTTAATTGTTTGGTCAAATCTGCCATTACACTTCCTTTTTCTTTCTGGGTTTTCTAACTTTCTTGGGTTTGTTATACTCGGTAATGCCCAAGGGTTCCATGAGTTTTTCTAACTTCGGGTATAGTCCAAGTAGACTGCCATCCTTCACGGCAGTTAGTATCTTTGCCTCTTCTGGATGTACACCCTCAAGAATCTGTAACCAATTCATCTCCTGTTTCCAATCGGGTAGATTTTTCATGTTGGAATTGGGGTCTGTGAATTGTTTAATTCTACGCCACTCTATCTGGATAGATGTTGCACCCAATCCATCTGGCGTATCTTCTTCTAGTTTGACAGTTTCGGGCATCCCTTCTGGTAAATTCCATTCTGGTTTCTCCGCACCAACTCCCATTCTAACTACTGGAACTAGGCATTGGTTGTTCTGTCCCCATTCTTTTAGACGAGTTACTTGTTCGTCTACGGTTTCGCCTTCAAATACAAAGTCGAAACCTTCATTCATTTGTCTAAATTTTCGCATAATTTCCTCATTTAAAATTCATCAATCACTTCAATAAGTCTATCAAGACTAAAGTTCGTAAAGTATTTATACATGTCTTCAGCCGACTTATTCAACTGCGCCGTGTACTGGAATATGATTTGTTCCTTAATATCTTCTGGTGTTTGTGATAAATCCACCATAGTTTTATTTCGGATGTAAGCAGCGGCCATTTCTCCAGTGACCCATTCTTCTGGTTTCTGCATTTTCCATTCAGCAACCAGTGTTTTTCTGATAGGTCTTTGTCGTATACCCTCAACGAATGAATTGTCTTCGCTGAGAATGTTAGGCACTCCATCTCCCTTATCACCGCGTATGATATGTTCTCTTAGAATCTGGTCAGCGGGTTCTTTAATCTTGATAAACCTTTTCTTCAATGGCGAAAACTGGGCAACATTATCCCACTTCTGCAACTGTTGGAAATCATGGTCACCAGACACAATGAGAAATGGTTTGGGTGATTCAAATAAACCATCCTGTACCAAATCATTTGTCTGACTCCATGCCGCCAGTGTACCAATCACATCATCTGCCTCAGCACCATCCACATCAATAACTGGATATGGCATGTGTTGTTGCAACTCTTGTCTAACTAGTGACAACCCTTCAAATATAGACACCCAATCATATCCACTGTCTTCGCGTGTCTTTTTACGACTCGCCTTGTACTGTGGAAATATACTTCTTCTCCAGTATCTTCTATTATCACAGGCAATTACTAGGTCACCATACTCCTCACCATACTTTGTTTTATAACTTCGCAAAGTATTGAGTATCATATGCCGAACCAAGTCTATGTTAATATCGCCATCTTTGGAATTATTCAACTCCACCATAAGATTGCCGATACTAATTTGATTATAATCAATCAATATCATCGGATTGCTCCCCCCATACAAAACCAAGGTCTTTGTAATAAACCCCATTCTGGCGTTTGATATTACCCTCTTTGTCGTATGCTGGAACAATACATTCCCAGACTACCTTCCTATTTTGGTCTTCGCCTGCGAAATTAGATAACCATACTCCATGTTTCAGATAAGTTTCCATTTGTCTAATGTAACCTTTAACTGATTCTAATTTAGCAATTGCACCCTTTTGATTCGCCCTTATCTCTTGTTTAAGAGAGGGTATCATCTCTTTGTTGTATTTAATCCAACCCTTGACCTTGTTATATGATAACCAATCGTCATCGGGTTTCGCTAATACATCTGGATGTACATGCTTCAATTTAGGCGGGTTCTTTAACAACCTCGCTTCACGCGCCTTCGCTAGTCTTTCAACAGCGGCAGCTTTTTGTTCCTCAGTCATAGGTTTTCTACGCCTACGCTTCGGTTTGTCTGGACGAAAATCGTCCTTAGTTATTCTTTTTGCCATTATTGGACTCCTTGTGTATCATAGCTATATATGATAACACAAGTCTAGTCCAAGTGTCAAGCGTTTTTTTACTTAACTGAAGAAATATTGATGATACCATCCATAAGCAGAGTTCTCCACTGCTGTTTTTCAGTATCAAATACTGTCAAGTGAGTCTCCTTAACTGGAGCGGGATTTTTCACCTCTGGAATAACACTAGGCATCAATGTAGCTTTTACATCTCTTGAAGTGCCATCCTTCTTGACATAACCAATAGTTGCTTGGTGTTCTACCAAAATGTCACTGATTTGTGACCTACTATATTTCACTGCGTTCATAATAAATTTCTCCTTTTAATTTCACTGAACATTCTTTCCGCGAATATTGTATGACATACCTCATCGGGATGGCCATTAGGCATTTCCCCGACATACATGTCATTCATGCCCTCGCGTGGGCAATCTCTGGTTATTTTTGAAAAATAATTCCTATATGGGTGACCATCGAACCACTTGGCAGATGCCACCTCTTTGAATAAGTTGTTAAATTTAGAGTGTATTTTTGATTTTTTGATATAATCAAACCACACTTTCTTCAATTCTGGGTCTGGGTCTTGTGGTATGATGTAATTGAAAAACTTACCAACCGAAGCATCAAGTGGCATAGATTCGACTTGATCCAATTCATCTAGTATATACTGGCACATGGTAAACCCTTCTAGCATATCTACAATTAAATGTGGTACGCCATGTGTCTCAAATAAATTATGTAGATATAGAATATGTCTAAGATAATCAAAGTAAGAATGTATCTGGTCATTGATTAGGAAATATCCTGTAATCTCATCTGCCATATCTACATAATGATTTTCATCTAGCATAGTTTCTTTGTCCCAATCCGCTATTTGGCCTGGGTTTGCCTTCCTGTCATTCATAAAACTTTGCAACTGGTGTTGTTCACCCCAATTCCAGTGACTATATTCCTCAAACTGACCACCAAAATCTTCAGCGCCGTATATACCACCAGAAGCCCAATCACTAAATTCAGAAACAGTACTAGTAGGTTTCCATTTCGATACAAAATCATAACTTATAGGTATCTGGAATCTACTTGGTTCTGTCATTTGTATGACGGCAAAATCAACTTGATTTTCTAATAGGTAGTCTTGTGTGTTTCTCCATATTCTCCAATTAGAACCGCCACCTCTTGCTATATTAATCGGTTGCATATCCAACTTCAAGGCTAGTTTAGTTGACCATCTATTGTTATGTCTATAAGTGGTGTCACAGTCTTGGTATTCAAATCCGTTTTTGTGCATTACTTTTTTCTCACCAAGTTCTGCGCCAATAGTTATAGAACATCCATTAGTTAAAAGTTTGGGCATAGATTTATCCTTCTCTACTTTTGTATCAAGTTTTCGGTAAACTATGGAATCCAGAAATTTAGTCTTTTTTATACGATTAGGGTCGCGGCCTGGCCCTTCCATGAATTTATCCTTATAATATTTTGTCGATACTAAGTCGTACTGTTCTCCCACCAGCAGCATAATCTGGTAATATCTCGAAATTGTTGTCCAATATGTCATCAATAGAAATCATCATGTAAACATTGCGCTGTAAATACAACCCGAACTTAAAATTAAAAGTATTAACATCATCAATTCGTCTTGTATCAAAATCTCTACCTTTTTCAAATTCACCTAGATATTCCAAAGCGGTATCCCATTGAATACCACCAAATTGTCCAGATGTCCAGTAACTTAATTTAGTCCTATATTTAGGTACTCTAATTTTATCTGTTTCTGTGTACTCAGTATACACGAAAAGAGACCCATTGTCAAGCAAAAATTGGTCTTGATAGCGGATTCCATGTGTAGAATACTCCCCAGAATTTACATATTGATACCTGTTGTAGTCAAAATCTATACCTTCCTCAAATTCATAGTAGTAAATGGACACATCCTTGTATCCAAATTCTGTGCCTAAACCCTCTTCTGGTTGTAATGATGGGTTTGGTGCTACCCATCCATCACCATATTGCTCATATAAATTAGGCAGTCTGTAACTATTTGCAATTGAGAATCTTGCCTCTTGCCACTCTACACCAACTCTAACAATGTGTTGTTCAGATGATGGCGCAGTACCCTCAAGAAATTTATATCCAATCCCAACAAAGTCATTTGACCATCGGTAATACGCGGAATAAGAATCCCTACTTTTATCGTCAAATTCCTCTTCTTGAGCAGTG